ATACATCTGTACAAAAATACTCAACATTCTCGTACTTTTGAGAGTCCAACTTGAGTTGGAATCCAACAGGTGATAAAAAGTTTTTGTTAGTTGTAATAGTCATACTATTATTTATATGTTTTAAAATGTAGAATAAAAAAAGGGAGACCGAAGTCTCCCTTTCCATAGTAAGTTAATACTAACTTATACCATGATTCCGTCAACTCTGAAGATTCTGAAGTAAGGATTACTTCTATCTGAACCTACAGATCCGTCGGTTGCTACGAATGGGTTAGCTACCATGCCATATCTAGTTTTGAAACCGATTCTTGGCTGGAAGTCTTCCTCACCGATTGCTTTAACCATTGTTAATGGTACGTATGGGCAATAGAATACACCTGCGTCATACGGGTTAGAACCTCTGAAACCTACTGTTACGTAGTCAGGATTTGTTCCACCAGCATAAGGATCAACGTAAACTTTAAATCTACCGTTAAGAACACCAGCAAATGTATTACCAGTATCGTCAACGTTTAAGTTTGTTGATAATGCAGGGCTATAGTCTAACATGCCTGAAGCTGCTAATACTGAAGCAACATCTGAAGAACAGATAATGTAGTTACCTTTTCCTCTTCTTGTTTCTTTAGCAATAACGTTTGCTTCTCTTTCGATTTGCATGATAAGACCTTTTGCTCTTTCTGCCAACCATCTTCCGTCTGAATCTGAATTCATATTGAAGATACCTTTAACAGCAACAGAAGCTTGAGCTGCACCTAATTTAGCAGTTCTGTTAACAGTTCTTACAATCTCTCTATTGATTTCCGCAAGGATTTCAGAAGAAAGAATATTTGCAAGTTCTGCTTCAGCATCAAGACCATGAATTGCTTTAAGGTCTTGTGCAAGTTCCATTGTGTACTCAGCTTTTAAAGCTCTTGACTTAGCAGTAACAGTAACCTTGTCGATTGAGAATGCCATCTCACCGAAAGATCCACCTGAACCACCAGTACCTAAAGCTTCTGCAGCTGCAGTTGACATACCACCAGCGTAATCAGAAACGATTTCACCAGCTGTTTCACCTGTACCTAAGTCGTTGTCGCCGTCATCAGCAGCAGATTCTAGACCAGATGGTCCAGCTTCTTGAGTTACTGAACTGTCACCTGAGAAAGCAGTGTTTGCTTCGTCAAATAATGCTTCAGTACCACCTTGTGTTGAGTACTTTGACTTCATTGCAAAGATAAGACCTGTAGGTCCACTCATTGGCTGAACACCAGCGATATCATATGCAATTAAGTTAGGCATAGCTCTTCTTACCAATGAGATAAGAACAGGGTTAAAGTTATCGATATTAGAACCAGTTGCGTTTGCAGGAGCGTCCTCTCCTAAGAAAGTACCCTGTACTGCAGCAGCTTCTTCTCTAGCAGCGATTTCTTGGTTCTCTAATAGTCTTGCTGTAACAGCTTTTTTATGACTATCTTGAATATTTTCTAGATCAGTGTGCTCGAGAACTGGAGTCCACTTTTCCATTAGTTTTGCGTCTGCGTTAAACATTTTTGTTTTTCCCCTATAGACTTAATTTATTTACTAAATTTTGAAATAGCTTGAGTATATCTAGCCATTACATCACCGAGTTCAGCCGGAGCTTCATCGGTACCAACTACATCTTGTACATCACTAACAACTTCTGGAGTTTCAGATTTGAAATATGACTCTTTAACAACATTCACTTTCATTTCGAAAGATTCTGCATCGTCAAAATCAATATCTTCTACTAAAGAAGCAAGCTTCTCAGCTTCTGTTAATGCAAGACCAGAAGAAGCCTTTCTTACAATGTCTGCTCTCTGTAAACCAGAAACTGACTCTGTAAGTTTAATGTTATCTTCTGTAGATTTGTTTAAGCTCTCTTCAAGTTCAGAAACCTGAGCTGATAATTCATCAACTAGATCAACTTTACCTTCAGGAACTTCTACATAATGTTCTTTGAACACCTGTTGTAAAGAAGTCATAAAGTCTTCAGCAATTTCAGTTCTAAGACCGTTATTGATTGCAACTTCATTTTCTTCCATCCAGTTAGAAACAACATAGTTAAGGTATGAATCTACCTTTTCTACTAATTCTGACTTGATTGAAGAAACTTCTTCTTCTAAGTTTGAAACGTACTCAGACTCGAGTCTTTCGACTTCAACCGCAACTTTAGATTTTAAAGCAGCTTCGAAAACGATTGACGCTTTGTCTTTGAAACCATCACTTAGTGTAGCTTCTTCAGCAACTAATGAATCAAGATCTTCTTGATAATCAATATGACTTACATCAACTGATTCATTTGGATCTTTAACAACCTTTTCAGGTTCAACATCAGGAGCTAAAATCTTCTGCACTTGAGCATAGATCTTTTGAGCTTGTTCTTTTTTAGCCTTTTTGACCATATCATGGACGCCTGCCATTAATGCAGCTTTTGTTTTCGGCATTTCGACTACAGGCTCTTCGTCTTCGTCATCTTCCTCATCGGAATCTTCCTTAACTTCTTCCTCATCATCGTCATCACCGTGATCAGCTTCATTTTTAGCTTTTGCTTCGAGAATGTCCTCGTCTTGAACTTGTTCGTCTTCAACGAGCTCATCTTGAAGCTCTTCAGCATCTGATACGTCTTCGACTAGTTCATTATTTAATTTAACTTCGTCTACTGACATAATTATTCTCCTATTAAGAATTTACAAGTTTAGAGAGGAAATTTTTGAAAGCTCTGATTTCGACGTCGGCCGATCTCATATTTCTAGCTTCTTTTATTTCAGTCTCAATTTCTTCAACCTGCTGTGCACAAAGTACGCCATTATTCCATACCCAATCAACACCCTCCATAACTCCATTCACAAATGCTTCTGGAGCAGATGGGTCTTGAACGATATCAACAGTAGATAACATAAAGTCATCTCTCACCTGCATAGCGCCATTTTTCTGTACAAGACTTCCCATACCACGACTTGATACACCAAGCTTAACTCCACCTTCGAGCAAACCTTCAACGATTTGACCCATAGGGGTTTTAAGAATTGATGCTTTTCCTACAACATTACTTCCTTCAAAATGAAGATCAGTAATCTTGTGTGAAACTTTATCTAAATTAATGGTAGGACCTTCAGGGTGATTTAACTCCCCAACAGCTCTACCAGTATTTACTTGTTCTGTTACGTATTTGTTAACGGCTTTTTCTAGTATTTCTTTTGGATATAATCTACCATTTCTATTCTTAGAATCAGCCTGCATAAAGACACCTTCAATTACAAGGTTCTTTTTACCGTTAACTTTTTCTGTTATGACATTTAAGTCACTTTCCATATATTCTGCAATTAGCTTCATATTTTTTCCTGTTTACATAAACATGTCATTTAAATCACTTAGTAACTTAACTAAGTCATTTTTATTTTTAGGAATTTTAAATCCTAAAGCTTTTAAATCTTTTACTGGCATTGTTTGTTTACCAGCATTACTTGAGGCACCAGTTATTTCATAACTGATACCTTTTACTGTATCAAAGCTAGCAGTGATTTTATCACCATCAGCCTTTTTAGGTAGCTTTACAGTAACTGGACCAAATTTTGCTTCACCTAATTTTTGTCTCATTTCGACAAAGGTTAACATTATTCTTCCTCTTTTGTTGCTACTCTATCTTGCATAGTTGACGCCAATTCAATTTTTTTAGCGTCTAAAGCATCGGTAATTTTTTGGGCCATAAGATTATCAAAATCTTTTTGAGCCTTTACATTTTCACCATTTTTAACATTATTAATTAAATTTTCAATACTCATTTTTTGCTTTCCTCGTTATATATTTATAAAAAATTATATGTCAAGATCATCTTCTGATTCAATTTCACCTGACTTTTTTTCCGCATCAATTTGATCTTTAATTTCTTTAATTTCATCATCAGATTGTCTAAGAATATTCTTTCTAATCCATTCATGAGAAATATATTTACCTACATATTCATCCATAGTAGATAACATTTCGAAACGCTCTCTAGTAATTTCACCTTCTTTTAATTCAGAGAAGTAATTATCTTCTAAATAATCAAAAGCAATATTTTCTTTTAATTCTTTCCAATCATCTTTGGTAATTACACCCTTCAACATTAATTGAGTTTTTAGTAACTGCATAAAAATGTCACTAAATCTATTTCTCAACCTATCAATAAACTTTTTAAATTTAACTTCGTCTCTTGATATTTCAGTAGCTCTACCTAAGTTAAACCCTGATTCTTGTTCTAATCTATTTACTGGAACGTTTAAACTTCTATATAATTTCTTTTGGAAGTAGATAATGTCTTCGATTTGTCCGAGGTTTTCCCCTCCTGGTAATGTTGAGATTTCTGTACCTCTACCACCTTCTCTACGCGGTAAAAAGAAATCTTCAAGCATGGACATATGTTTCTTATCATCTTTAATATCTCCAGTCTTAGCATCATATACTAATTTATTTCTATATTGATTCATAATATTTTTTAAATATTCTTCAGCCTTACCTTTTGGTAAGTTACCTACATCAATATAAAATATTCTACGTTCTGGTGCTCTTGATATTCTATAAATAACAAGTGCATCTTCCATCATTCTTAACTGGTTAGTAGGTTTAATAGCTTTATGCATATAAGAAAGAATTCTCTTTCTAGCAGGATCTAATACACCTGATGTACAATATGCAATTGCATCAGGGTGAATTTTTAAACCTTCGCCTGCACCATCTTTACCTTTACTAAATACAAAAAACTCTTCTTGTTTTTTGATTATAGTTGCACCAGTTTTTTCGTCTTTTTCTTCCTCAACCTCTTTTACTTTTCTAAGTTTAGTTGGGTCAATATATCTTAATTCTTGAATCCCTTTTTGTGGATTCGATTGATCAATAATAATGTGATATGGTAATCTACCGTCAATATACCATTTTCTGAAAATATCATGGGCATAACTATTAAATCCTAATAAACTAACAATATTTTCGAACTCTGTCTTTATTGCAGTTTTAATTTTAGGAGAAGCTCTTACCTCATCTAAAATAATTTCAATTGGTGCTGATTTAAAATCACCAACAATTGCTTCATTAATAATATCTTCAACAGCAGCATCACATTCTGGTTGTGTAGCAATATCACGATACTTAAGAATAAGATCAACTTCATTCTTTGCGCTATCACCGTCAATATCAATATACTGACCAAAGTGACCGCCCGTCGATATTACACCAACGCCATCTTCATCTGTCTTTGGAACAAAAGAAGGTAAGTTTTGTTCACTCCCTTTTCTTTTAATTTCAAATCCGAAAAATTCTGCCATATTTAATTCCTCAATATTATTGGAGGGGATAACTCCCCTCCTCTAATATTATTTATATACCTTTAAGAAGTGGTATTTGATTCCCAATATTGTACTTGCATTTCAACTGTGAATTCTTCAATCTGATTTTCATTATCATATGAAAGTTCAATAGTTGATAAGTTAGTTGGGAACACGCCTCTAAGATCATATGTCTTAGTAACTTCACCAGCTTTATTCAGCTGTTCAATAAGCATATCAGCTTGATAATCTGTTGGATTACTTAAGCCGCTATTATTATTGTGCTCATTGATACCATTCATCCATCTTTCAAAAGAGTTTCTTACTTCGAAACCTACATCATTAATTACTGTTAATGATACTGGCTCAAATGTTCTATCACCAGCTAATTGTAACTGTCTGCCCCTGAATAATACAGGTACAGGTGCTACAACTGATGAAGGAAACTGAGCTCCTTTAATCATGAATGAAGATAGTTCAACGTCACCTTGAGCATATGAAGGAAAATTACATGTTACTTTGAACATGTTGGAACGTGCGCCACCTCCTACGAGTTTTGATTTAAAATCATCTACGCCTAAAATTGCCATTTTAATCTCCTATTATACGCCAGCGATTTCAGTGAAATCGACTCCGGTTCTTGTTGCTATAAAGTTCAATGAAATGAAGTTAATAGATCTTGATGGCTTGATAAAGATATCAGCTACAAATCTATTAGCGTCAATTACCTGACCTGTGTTATTTGTTTCATCACAAACAACTTTAAAGTCAGTTACACCTCTTCTACCTTTTACGTCTCTTAAGAATGGTTCTAAAAGATTTCTGAATTGAGCTCTTGTAAATTCATCATTGAATTCAAAGAGTTGACCTTTAGCAGCTGTGCTAATTGCCTTCTCAATAACAATAAATAATCTTCTAACATTAATTCTATCGAACGCACTTGGTTTGGCTAACAAAGTTTTGTCTCCAAATAACATAGTACCTTGTCCTGGGAAAGATACTAATGGATTGATTCTTGCTTTATATAAAGAATCTCTATCAGCTTTCTTTGGATTTAGTGCTAACTTTGTTACACCTAGAAGTTGTCCTCTTGTTACACCTGCTGGGCTAAACCATGCATCTGCAACGTTATCTGTATTTGCACAAAGACCTGCTACAATACCTGATGCTCCAATCCATCTATATACGTCATTATACTTGTCGTATACATAGACAGCTGAAGAATCCATTGAAGCATATGAGCTTGATGGAATTGCTGTTGCGTTTCCACTTGCTTCTGTTCCATTTGCCCATGAAATAACCTGTGCAACACTTCCGCCTGCAGCTGAATCTTCAACTGGTGCTGAAATGAATGCCATGCAATCTTTTCTTGCTTCTGCTATAGAAATAAGATGTCTTGCAATATCGCTTTCTCCATTTGCATCTGCTGCGGCAAACAATAAATTTACATCTACTGTTTCTGCATCCGCTAGTAAGTCAAATGATGATGTAATATCACCATGTGCAGGAGCGTTATCACTTACACCGCCAGCTAATACAGCTGATACGATTGTATCAGAATCTGCAAAAGCTCTGCTAGCTACAAAGTTTGAACCTGCTGCTGAAGTTACTGGATCTGAACCAGCATCAAATGCTGAGTTATGACCACTCCACCATACATACTCGGATTGATTATTAATTACATCTTTATAGTAATTAGTTGTGCCATCTGATTTTTTACCTTGTGGTGATAAAGATAAGAATTGGAATACTTCTAGAACTGTTCCTTTAGTTCCACTCCATAATCCATCTTCATCAATCACTGCTACGTGGATTTCATCATTTGTTGCACCTACAGCTGCTGCGCTTTCAGAAGTTCCTGGTGCTGCGTCAAAGCTGTCTTTAGGATCAGGTAAACTACCTAGTCCTGTCCATGCTGCAAAAGATGTTGAATTTGAGCAAATATCTACTCTTAAGCTATCGCCTAAAGCGCCTGGATATTTAGCTACAAATGTTCCACTCAGTGAGCTAAGGGAATCATAATGGTCTTCGTTTTTAATTAAAAGTGCTGTGCCGTCTGTTGCATTTTTCATGTCAGACTTTTCAGCACGTACTACCTTAAGTGCGTTTCCATACTTTAAGAATGAAGCAGCAGTTAAGAAGTGTTTCGCCGTAACTGAGTCTGGAGCTCCAAAGATACTAGCTAATTCGTTTTCTGAACTAACCGTAGTAACTTCTTCGACCGGACCCCAATTAAATGCACCTACGAATCCACCAATACTGGTAGAAACTGCAGGTACCACGTTCGTTGCGTCAATTTCTTTGACTTGAACGCCTGGTGATACTTGAAATGCCATTTTTTCGTCCTCTCAATTTGAGTTAGTTAATATGTTTTCATAATACGGTTATATTCAATAGTATTATTTATATAAATAATAATTTCTAGAGATGATCTACCTCGAACCATACATTACCTTCACCGTCACCAACTCCCTCTTTTCTATTTCTACCATCTTCTATAATACCAAATGGTAACATATCGTCTTGAATTGCCTTTAACTGTTCCTTATACATTAATTGTTTCATATCAATATTAGTCAATCCTGCAAATATATCAGTTGTAGTAAACCAACCAAATAATACTAAATTCATAACTAAGTCATCATGATTAGGTGCAACTGCCTCAAATGAAGCGCCTCTAGCAACAAATGTACACATTTCTGTAATAGTTTCAGCATCAACAATATGTAATTTCTTTGAAGCAATTAAATCTTTAAATGTAGAACAACCAATTCTTTTAACCCGTTTAGTCATAGTAGCACCAATCGCATTAGCTTTAATTTGTGATTCTACAAACATATTTTCATATTCTAAATCGTAATATAATCCATTACAAACTATTGCTCCTTGATCATTACTTTCAACAATTGTATATGCGTCATTATACATTCTAGCATATTTGTATATAATATCAGGAAATAATAATGGTGATATGTTATTATCTCTAAATACACACACCTGTTTGAATGGATTTACAGATGTATCAATAATATTAAATGTACTATAATCTTGTCCACGGCCCTTAGATACATCGACTGTCATAACATAGTGATGTCCTTCTTTTGGGTCCTCATATTGAAATAAATTTTCTGACCATCGTATTGGATCAATGGCCTTTTGTGCTAATAAATCATTTGCCTCAATTAATGTATTACCTCTACCATGGAAATTATTACCAAATTCTTGGTCGAACTGCAGCTCTGATGTATTGGCAATTGTTTCTTCTTTCCATTTTTCATCACGCCCTGGGACGTCCCACCAATCTACTCTAAATGGTTTAAATTCATTTGTATTTGTTGTGGCACCTTCCCATAATTTGTGGTATATATTACCAACACCATTTGCTGTAGAAGCAATAATAATTTTTGTATCTTTACCAGATGAAACAACCGGATATGTTGATGTGTAAAACTGAGCATCATTATCGATAAATGCAAACTCATCAAGAAATAATAAATTAATTGATAAACCCCTGATAGAACTACCTGAGGTAGCTGCAGCAATAATTTTTGAGTTATTACTAAATTCTATAGAACCTTTATTTAATGCTTTACAACCTGGCTGCAAAAAGAATGGTAAGTTTTCTAATGCTAGTGTAATTCTACCTAGCATTTCTCTAGCCACTGCACCTTTGTTAGCTAGAATTGCAATAGTTTTTTCTGGATGGAAACATGCATACCATAATAAAAATACAACTGATGATATTGATTTACCACTTTGTCGACATGCTAAAACAATATTAAATCTGTTTTCATTGAAGTGATGAAACATTTCTTCTTGATATGGCCATAAATCAAATGGAACTAAACCTTTATCAAGTGAAATAACTTTTACATACGTACGAGCAAAGTATGCAGGGTCATTCATACATTTTTTGTATTCAATTACCTGTTCTTTTGTAAATTCGCTTTCTACTCCATCCCTTTTTACATTAGGATTTCCTAGATAGCCATGCTCATTTATTGCCTTCGTCATCTATAATAATATCCTTACCATCATCAGCAGCTTTCATCAATAATCTTTGTAAATCAGTAGTACTTCCTACGAAAAGATTATTATTTGTCACTTCACGTTTTGTAGCTTCACCTGTTAAATCCTTTTTATTTTTTTGTAAAGCCATTAATTTTTCAGTAGTATCAGCAATATCTTTTATTGATCTAGATAAAACTTCAAATGCTCTTGGATGCTCGGATTCACGAGCTAATTCAGCAAGTACATCAAGAGATAATGTACCTGTTCTAATTAAATCTTTATATGTCTTTCTAGAAAACTCATAATCATCTTTAATTTCAAGATCATCTTTAGTAATAGTTTTCTTTGCTGGCAAGTTTTTGCTCAGATTTTTATTAATCTTTTCTAATTTATCACTCATAACATACCTACGTTATACTTACATTTACTGTATAATTATCATCTTCATCTGCATTGGCTGGTGTAATTGTTAAATCCATGTTTTCTAATATTTCTGAACCACCAGCATCGTTATTAAAATCTATGTTAATTTCTTTAATTACACCCTGATCTTTTGTTGGTCCAAAGTATTTCATTTTCATATTAAAATCAAGTTGATATATTAATGCTCTTCTTGTAATAAAATCACCTTCATAATCATCTTGTATAGCAACTGATTGTAATATAATAGGAACATCTTGTTTATATTGAAATCCATCAACAGGTGTAATTGTTACAGTATATTCTGGTTGAAAATATGGAAGTATTTGTTCCATAATTTGTAATCCATCATCTTGATTCTTAGCCAAAATATATAATGACATACCAATATCATATGCAACAATATGATTTAATGTTTTCTTTTTAGTAGAATCTGTAGCATGATTTTCAATAACTTGATTTCTCTTTTGCATTTTTTGTGTAGAATCAAGTGTTAAATTTGTAATTTCAAAAGCAACTCTTGGTAATTTAAGAGCCATAGAAGCATCACTACCTGTTATAGCATCTATTCTTGCTAAAAATTTTTGTTTAGGACCGTAAGCTAATGGAACTTTTATTTGATTTAGTACATTACCATTACCATCTTTTCTAATAACCTTTAAGTTATTAAATAAAGTACCAAAAATAGCTACTGCCTTTCTAGTTGTTGCGTGATAAAAATGACCGCCAAACATTAATAAGTCTCCGATGGATCACCAAACGGATTTGATTCCGTAAAGTCTATAAAGTTATCACCTGCAACTTCAAATTCATAATTCATTGCTTGTTCATCTACAGGGAATGATGTACTATCTGTTACACCATGAACCTTAGTAATAAAACAGGTATTATTTGATTCACTACCAGTTAAACCCACTGTATTTGAAACAAAGAAATCTTTTGCTTCTGTACTACCTGTTACACCAATACCAGAAACAGTTATACTAGCTGCGATGTCAGATGTTTTTGTAACGGTTTGAACTTCACCATATACACTTACCGCGGGATCGGTAGATATAACTTGTGTTACAATTTCACCCTGGGTAAAGTGATTACCACCAGTTACGGTTACATCAATCTGTGTTTGTTGAGCATTAGTAATTTCTTTTGCATCAATTTCACTAACACCAGTTTCAAATTGTTCATCATTATATTCAAATAATGAACATTGCATTTTAAATACTGGCAAATTAGATAATTGATAGAATGGTTGTTCATCCTCAACAAACATGATTTCAAAGAATGTATTTGACATTGGCATAAATAGTAGATCACCTTCTTGAGGTTTTGGATCCTCTAATGAATTATTCCAAAATCCTACTAAATTATTCCATTGTCTTCTTGAAATTATAAATGTAGCTTCATCTCTAATTTCTAGGCCAAACTTATTATATAAATCACCGGCTCCTTCGAAACCATCTACATTTTCAATATATGCTTCAATAAGATAAGCATCATCAAACTTAGACCCAATGTCTTCGCCCATAATGTTATCCCTATTGACTAAGGTTCTAGGAATATAGTAAACGTCTTGTCCAAAAATCTTTAAAGATTCTATGATTAAGTCTTCGTATAGATTTTGCTCCGACTTTACTGCTTGTGAAAAATATACATTTCGTGGCATTGATTACCCCGTGTAAAAGTCGACTGGTTGCTCCCAATTCAATCTAACTTCTTCTTCTAGTTTTTGTAGTTCTTCTCTAGCATCATCGAATAATTGTCGACCATTAAATGTTACACCACCAGGCATTTGCATACCTTCAAACTTTAATAAATTCATACCCCATTGCATTTTTAATAAAGCAGTTGCATATTTTTTTAAAAAGTAATCGTTATAAACGTCTGTATATGTGTCTGGATTTAATATTCTATAACACTCTATAATTACGTAATCATTTAATTTTACTTCGTCATCCCAATTCATATCGATTCTTAGTTGATTTTTATGCCTATCAAAACTAATATGCTTTTGATCATTATCGATAACCATATCTAATAATGATAACCATTGTTGTGTCATTTCGTATTCAACTAATGATCCCATAAATCCAAGATTATAAACATCGTTTAAGTGCATTTGATATCTAACATCAAACATTGAATCACCAGTATTTTTATTATCTCTTAATGGAAATAATTGAACTACATCAGTAACCAAATCATTTAATGGTATATATTGATTATCAATATCGCTTTGTGTTATTTGATGTTTTAAATAAACTTTTTCTATTGCATCAGCATGATAATGTTGATAAAACTGTAATGCTTCATCAATTCTATCACCAATCTGATCGTCATCTAAATTAATCTCAATAACAGGCGCGCCTAATGCTCTTAAGCAATAATCTATTAATGTTGATCTGCTATTAGGCTTTGCCATGTTTTAACTCCAAACTGCCGTACAAACATCTTGTACTAATTGATCTTCACTACTAACATTTGTAGCAGTTGTACCGTCTGATTCAAACTTAGTGAGAGTTTTTGACCTTGTATGTTCTATTGGTAATTCAGAATCATCTGGATCATCAAATGATTCGTTATATACTACTAATACACTGGGCCAGGCTAAATTTCCCGCTTCAGCTCCACCTTCTGGTGAAACTGCAGGAAGAACTCTAATATGTTGAACCGTAGTTGTTTTTGTAATTGCCATTATTAATCCTCTATTATACTATTTATAACTCTTTATTCTTTAGTTGATCTTTGAGATCATCAATCTCTTGTTTTAATTCTTTTATAGCTTCTACCAATACTGGAACTACAGCTTGATAATTAACTACCTTATGTGTTTCACCATGTCTATCACCAAGTGAATCAATATCATTTACTACTTCAGGTAAAACTTCTTCAACTTCTTGTGCAATAAATCCTAGTTGGTCATTACCTTTATGCTCATCTTTCCAATCAAATTTTACACCTCTTAAGCTAAGTGTTTTATCTAAACAACTATCTAAATCTCTAATATTTTTCTTTAATCTAATATCTGAACCTGTTTGTGTTGAATACGCAGTAATATCACCATCAGCATGAAAATCTTTATGATTCATTCTAAAGTTTATTACTCTACTAGTAGTTGCTGCAGCAGATGTATAGAAATATATATTGCCTGGCTCACCTGTATTAGTTTGTTTTCTAAACTCCATATAAGATGATCCAGTATTAGTTACTGCATTAAGACCAACTTGGTGCATTGTAGTACTATTGGCAGTAGTTACTCTTGAATCATCTGGTATAGACGCTGCTTTTAACTTACCACTACCATCAATACCATAATTGGTACTATCTACAAATAAGCCGCCATCGGCTCTAATATAGCGCGGTGTATAAATGTTTTTAGCGGTCTCTTGGTTAATGCGGAGCCAAGTTGTATCCTCACAACCAATTTCACCTACTCTAGTAGTGCCATTATAAAATTGTATATGGTCTGAAACATTATTATCTGCTTTATATACTCTAATTTCTGTTTCACCACCACTTCCATCACCCACATCTAAACGAGCATTCAATTGTAATTCGCCAGTCATGGTTCCACCAGTTAAAGGCAGTTTACCATCAAGTGCTGTTTGTAATCCGTCAACATTTGAGATTACATGATTATGTGAATCATCTGCAACTGTAACAGCAATTGAAGTTGTACCTGAACCAGATGCATCCCCAGTTAATGTAATTGTTTGGTTACCTGTCAAGTAGGTATTATTAGAATCAAACTTTGTAGTACCTGCAGCAACAATTCTTACTCTATTGTCTGTAAATCTAATGTATGTATCTGTATCTGCTAAGTGATATAAGTATTGTGGAAAATATGCACCTGTTTCTGTTAATTCCATTGCTGATGGAGTATTAACAGCAGTTGTACCTGTATTTGACAATAACTCAAAAGTCATAGTAGCATTAGTAGTACTATCAGTATTTACTACAATACGTCCACAGTTATTTCCTTGTTCTGGTATACCATTAACGTGGTTAAATGTTACGTTTGCATTTCCATATCCATCATTGTGAGTAAGTGCTACACCACCACTACCTCGACCTGCTTGGAAATAACCAGAAGTTGAATATGTTCCTGTGCCTGATGTTTTAGCTGTAAGGTTATTAAATGCATGAGTATGTGAATCATTAGAAACTGCAACTGAAATAGATGCATTACCAGAACCATCCCATGATGTTGAACCTGAAACATCACCAGTTAGTGAGAGTGTCCTTGATGTTGTCCACTTATCTGCATTTGGGTGATATGTATCATGAAATACTCTATCCCATGTAGACATCCATGTACCATTTTGTTTCGACCTTAAATATAAATCATTACTATGAAAATCATGATATTGTTGAATACCCCAGCTAGTACTATCCCATCCAGCAGTTAAAATAATTCCATCACTAGCACCTGATGGATCATCACTACCAGTCGAAACATCCCATAATCTTATACTGGCTTTACTTGCTGCTAATAAATTAGATGCATCACCAGTATATCTAGAACCCACTGTTACATAATTACTATTTGTTGGAATTGTAGGAGTATTAGTAAAGTTATTGTAATTTAGATAATATGACCCCTCCTGAGCATCTAATTTGTCTGCATCTAAACCGCTGCCTGAGCCATCTGTGCTTGATGTCCATATTTCTCTCCAACCAGGAGAATAAGTAGAACCTTGGTCATTATAAACATATACTCCACCCGCAGAACCTCCAGTATTTGGTGCGATTGCTAATACTGTAATATTTCCTCTTGTACTATCATTGGAATTATCTGTCCAAGTAAGATGTGCCATACCAGCAGTTTCGGTAGGTCCAAAGCTTCCTGCGTCTGATAAATTGTCATTACTCGCATATGACCAAGATGTTTTAAATGCAGAAGTATATGAATCAAAAGCTCCATCACCTTCCATTTCTGAAATATACTGTGCAGTAGTCGCGGTGCTATTACTTCCACCGCCTGCTGTAAATGCAGTAGTTCCTAATGATCTTAAATGATCAAGTGGAGTTTTACCATCTAAAGCGGCCTGTAATCCATCAACATTTGAAATTACGTGATTGTGTGAATCATCTGCAACTACTATTGCATTATATGTACCAGAAACATCTCCACCAAATGTTGTACTAGTGTGAAGAACTGCAGAACCGTTATTTGTATCTAAATATGTTCCACCTCCATCAAATATTCTTACTCTATTTGTATCAAATTTTATTGAAGTATCAGTATCGCCATCATGATAAATATAACCACCTACTCTCATGTTATTAAAATACGCATGATCAGCGCCGTCAGTTGCACTTTGGAATGAACCAGGTTTTGTTCTATGTGTAAGTGTTGTACCTGTATATGAGTGTGAACTTACTGCAGTGACAATTGATTCTCTATCTAATGGTGTACACGTGTATTTAATACCAGCTTGTGATGTCTGTGTATCAGTTCTTTTAAATTCAATAGCAAAATCTTCATTATTATTTGATGTAACTTTAATATCCATTTGTGTATAATTACCACTAATAGATGATACGAAAATATCTTGTGAATGATTTACAAGAATTTCTGCTTTAAAATTAACAACAACATTTCCTGTAGTACCATGTCCTGTAACTACAACGCATGAACCTAAGTTAGAACCATTTACATTAAATACAGTAACAAAATCTGTTGAAGATGTGGCCGTACTATTTGTTGCAACAGAGGCTTCTGCTCTCATTAAAGCTGTGTTATTGCCAATCAATAATTTAGCTGCACCATCAAATTTCATTATATTATCTGCAGCATCATCAATTGCATATAATACAACGTTATTTGTACCAGTGAAAATAATACCTTCACCTGGATCATTGATTGTTAATGCATTAACACCACTAATATTATAATTAGACCCCGTAATAGTATTACCACCCATATTAATATTACCAGTCATGGTTCCACCAGCTAGTGGTAGTTTATTTGTAATAGCAGTATTTGATGCTGTTATGTAACCTGCGCCATTTGTTAACTGATTATTGTTTGTTGGAATTGTAGTTGAGTTAAATGCATTGGAGCCAAGATCTCTCTTACCAACAATATTACTTGTATTAATTGTTAATACTGTTGTTTCTGAACTCTGAGTTGAAATACTATTAAGTGTTAAATTATCAGCTGTAACTCTACCGCCAACTCGAGCACCACCAAATACCGCAAATACGTCACTACCATTTGTTTGGCCGTGATCACCGAATCTTGCGATATTACTAAATGAGTTTGCAGCACCCTTTGATTGTCTTACATAAAGTGGTAAGTTTCCACTTCTATCTACTTTTGCAAATTCTGTTGTGTATTTTCCATCAGTATAATTACCTTCGAATCGCATTATTTCTGCACCAGTAGTATCTGGAATTGACGCAGAATCTTGGTTAGTATTTTGATCTGATGAAGCTTGTCTTACTAATGCTCTACCATATATCAGTGCACCAGATGTACTTAAAGCAAGTCTTTCATCAGTTGATGATGTTCCAAGTACAAGTGTACTACTGCTACCCCAAATATCAGGAGTTACTAATCCACTACTACTTCTTGTAAAACTTGCCGCATAAAATGAACTACCAGAAGATGCACTTGAAGATATTGGCCCAGATGTTGATATCCCTTTATTAAAGATCCATCTATCACTTGATTCACCCCAAAGAATAGAAGCACTTGACCCATCAATAATAATACCTGAGTTACCAGAGTTAGCTTCAGTTTGGCCAACACCTAATGTAATTGTTTTATCCGTTACATCTAAATCTGTTACGTTATAAGAATTAATATCTCCTGTAATTGTTAAGTTACCTGTGACAGTTAAATCACCAACATTAGTTAGATCATTACCACCAAGAGATAAATCAGTCGCCATAACAACACTACTGCCAGAAGCACCAAGTGTTAATGTGACACCTGATGTACCACGAATTTCTCCATCTTGTTCGAAGACGATATCTACATTATTTGTTCCATCTCCAATAAAAACATCTGACGAAGTGTCACCAATAGATATATCACCACCTGCGTTTGTGATAAGTAAATTACCACTCGCATCAGTTTCTATTTTTGCATCGACATTCCCCGAATTATCTTTTATCTCCAGTTTCCTGGAGCCGGGGGTAATCAGTAAATCATCTGACATTAATTATTCTCCAAATATATTCTATTTATAACCATTATACTAATCTTCCACCTAATCTTTTCTTTCTTCTAGTAGATGAATTATTAAATCCTCTTCTACTTTGATGTTGTACCAAGAATCTCTTTTCTTTAATTCCAGTGCCTTTATCAATGTATATTTCAATTGGCTTTTGATGCCAATGTTCTAAATTATCAGCAGCATTTGCACTATCTGAATATATACTTACTGATATATAGTAGTCATATGTTGTAGGACTAATAGTTAACGTTTGTCTTTCATATGCTCCAATTGCACCTGAAGTAAATTGAACAGATTCGTTGTGGCCTGCTGGATATGTATTAGCCGTTGTTTCAGATCTTTGATCGCTTGTTGTACTACCATCATAATGTCTACCGTTGTGATATGAATTTGCGTGCTGTGCTCGTAAGTAAGGTCTGTTTCCACTAAATCCTGTACTTAACTTAATTTCTCCTGCTAAATAGACTGTCGCACCCGCGGGTACATATACAGCTTCTGCTAGACCTGCTACGTTGTTAGTTGATGTGTCTCTAAATGTTTTCCACGCATTTTCATCATCGTCCCACTCTCTCCATATATAGCTACCCCATTGAGCAGTCTCACCATCTTTCCAATTATGGTTTATTGAATACATAGATTGAGGATGATTACTTCTATCTGGCCTTAAATCTCCCAATTGAACTATTTGAACACCTGGTGTTGGACTTGTATTTCCTGTAGTAGCATCCCAATCGTTACCGAAATAACTATTTAAATGAATTATATCTCCACCCGCTCCAATATATGGCCACGATCTATACCAATTAAAATAGTTATTTTCCCAAATAATATTATGACTATTATAGAACGTATATAATGGTCTTTGTTCGTGATGTGTCCAATAATTGTGTCTTACTTGTCCTGCAGAATTTCTATGATGATACCATAATGATCCATGGTCATCAGATCTTGAAAAATGATTATAACAAACAAACATTCTAGGTTCATAAGCACCATCTTGCAAGAAAGTAGTATAGTGTGAACGCCAAGATATATTATTATTGAAGTTAAGATTATTTCCTGAAGAATATCTCCAAAAATTATGTTGTCCATCGTACGCTATGCAATTTCTCCAAGTGGTTTGATGAGCTTCTCTCATGTAAAACGCTGCATTACTAGATGAATTATTTGGCTTCCAAACACATCCTTCTACACCAGAAGCATAATTACCGTATGATGTTGTTTCATAACTCATATAGCCATTCCAACCAACGCCTCTGTTCCACGTAGTGTTTACAGCGTTTGAACCAATACCATCAAATAATACATTTCTCCATCTTAATCTTCTATAATATGCATCGGTAGATGTCCAACGATTCATTATAATATAAACTCTTTGATTTGTATCAGTTATATCAGTAGACCTTACCTGAGTATCTCTATCATATATTGTTACCCAGCCACCAGTTCTTCTAGTATTCCCTAAATTAGAGGTTAACGTAATTGTATTTCCTGAAATAGCAGAAATGGTATAAAGCATTTCATAATCCCAGTTAGTATCGTCATTATTATTTGCTTCTATAAGTATTCTTTTTCCAACAGCCATACCAGCTGTAGAAGCTACTGTAATTGTATTTGTGCCTGAGTTTGAATCCGCAGTTAATGGTGTTGCAATTTTTTGTACATCTGCTCCAGACTCATGATAAATTTCTGTTCCCGTTCTATATACTGTTTCTCCTACTACACTTCCACTAATTGAACTATCACAGGTAATTCTGCCAGATGTTTTTCCAATAGAACTAATTGTTTTTATATTTCTATTTGAACCTGTGCCGAATATAATCTTTTGGCCTACTCTAAATATAGTAGAATCATTAACAAATATTTTACTTCCTGCGACACGTGTAATAGTTGTGTTTGGACTTACAAACCAACGAGGATATATTGTATTACCAGAAACATCATGAACGATCATACCTTCATCTTGATATCGATCATATTCCCAATCAGCGATATCTTCTAAAGCTCTAAATATATTAATCCAATCTCCAGAAGCAAATCCAGTTCCTGATGCCACCGATACAGAGGTAGAATTTAATGCAACTGCACTTGATGTAGTAGTTTTTTGATTTGGATTTGTGCCATCAAACTCTACCCAATTTCTTTTTTGTGATCCAATTCGAAGTCTATGGTTATCTCCACTTACACCTTTCATTTCTAAAATAGCACCATTGTCCATTTTAAAATATGCACCAGTAGTTGAATCATTCTCTGTAAAATAATCATCGTTACCAGTAGAAATAACATCAAGAATACCATTCATTCTTAATTTACCTGAACCAGTAATATGAAGTTTACCATTAATTATTGAATCATGATATCCATTCGTTACACGTCTATCGTCGTTAACTGTTACAATATGACCAGCTGCAATCGTAAATTGATCTCCATCTACAGGCACTGCACTACCACCCCACGTTGAAGTAGAGTTAAAATTTCCTGATTGTGATGATGTTCTTAATGCCATTACTCAATTCCCTCTGGATAATCAAATTCTTCTTCAGTATCACAGTCAATTCTAAATAAAACTCGAGTTGTAGTATCTGATGTTATTTCTGCGTGTAAAGAAATTTCATCACCCTCTTTATCCACAATTGTTAATTCACCAGTACTTTTATTATATTTTAAATTAGCTATCATATTCTACCTCAAATCTCTCAACGTCTTTTCTTTCTGCCATGATATAATAAAAATATTCTGTATCATTTGATACCAATACTTTATTATCAGCAATGTCTTTTACATATAACTCTGACGATTTTCCAATCGGAGTTAATTGTACTGTAATAGTATCTTCATGTACCAATCCAGTCCAATGATCGGGCAACTGAATTACAGAGCCCTTTGTTCTACCTCGTACATATACACCATTTTCTGGTCCCTCTAAAACTCCATATCTTAATCTCATTCCCTCTTTTGTAGGGTGCTCGATATCGAATGATTTTGTTGTTGCACTTAAATTACCACCTGTATCAACACTAAATCCACCAGAAGTAACAAGACCATTTGTGCCATCATATGTTAAAGTTTTTCTACCTGCCCAAGAACTTGACCAGTTATCTGGACTTACATTTACTTGGAAACCAGTATCAGCATTTACATATAAATACTCACCAGTTTGTGAAGTAGCTACTGAATTAGATTCACCAACATTAATAATAACTTCTTGTCCAGTATTACTTCTAATTTCATGTAAATTAATTCTATCACTAAATGTTATAACACCACTTGCAGTATCTGTGGCATCACTTCTTAGGAATGAAGCACCTTCTACGCCGTCTAGTTTATCTGCATCAAGACCAGAGCCTGATCCATCGTTTTCATTACCCCATGCTGCTCTCCAAGCAGTAAATGTTCCATTCCACATAATACGTGAATATACAATATCGTGTTGATGAGGCCAAAATTCTTGTAAGACATAAGTTCCTGTACCAGAACTTGAACCTGATGCAGCTTGCCAGTTTGTAACTCTTAATATACCCCAACCATAAGAATCACCTGCAGCAGTGTTTGTTGGTCCGTTTGCTACTGTATCATTTGTGTCTGACCAGTTATTTACTGCATATGTACCTGTTGTTAAATAGTTATTAAAGTCTTCAGAAGATGAATCAATTGTATCTCTTCGATATGAATCAAAGATATTATCTGGGAATCTAGCAGATGGTATTGTTCCACTTGATAGATTACTTGCATTTGTATAGTATGAACCATGTTGATCGTCAAGTAAATCCGCATTTAAACCCGAAGAAGCACCATCATTGCCTTCATGCCAAATTAGATACGCATTTGATGATGTTCCATCTCTCCACCTAAGTTGATTTTCTGTATCTGTTGCATATAAGATACCAATTTGTCCACCATCATTTGACCATGTTATAGAAGGAGCATTTGAGGCATGTTCTCTATGTATTTCTAAAGCATTACCAAAAGTATCATGTTCAATTCTAACACCCATTGCTGTGCCAGAATCTACTGTTAATGTCCCTGTAACTTCTGAAGAAGTACCTAAAGTAATTAATGTACCAGAATCTGTAATATTTGAATCATCTAAAATAGATCCGTTAAACTTAACAACTTTATTTGTAACAATATTTGTTACACCAATTTGAGTACCACTAATACTTCCTGCAAAGGTTGCATTACCTGCAGCAGTTAAACTCATTGCTGTTACGTTATCAGCAGTGTTTACAAATTGGAATCCATTACCACTTACACCTGTTGTACCTTTCCATACTCCAGCATAGTTTCTAAATGAACTACCACTACCAGTATAAACATTTGCAAATGATGTAACACCAGCATCATTTAAATGCATTCTTCGTGCTCCACCAGTTATAAAATGAAGTTCGTCTTGGCTACCAGAATTCGTTACACTCATTCCTGTAGTTGTATGACCAACAAAAGTAATAGATGGATCAGTTGTTGAATTACTATCAGCTGCGTAAATGTCACCATAAAAAGTAGCATTACCAGATGTATCTAATCTAAATTTATTTTGAGCGGCATATGATGATTGAGATCCATCAGCCGCATATCCAATATTAAACCCACTTTGGTTATAACCACTTCCAATAAACCATTCTCTATTACTTGCCCCACTAGCACTATTAACATTGTCCTGAATTTTAATACCAGCTCCACGACCTTCATAGCCTTTTAGTCTAAATAGCGCGGTCATTGCTGGAGAGCCCCCACCGTCAGCAATATCAATTGTCATATTACCAGTTGTTGTTAGTGGCGCTGAAAGTGTTGATCCTGAATTAAGTAAATCTAATATATCAGAGCCGGCAGTTGTAAACTTTAAACGTCCTGCAGAAGCAAGATACATACCAGTATCTTGATCACTATGGAATGTATAGCCCGGAGCACTTACTGTTCCATCTGCTGATCTAAATATTCTACCTGATGTAACAGCAATTGTTCCACCAACATAATAGTGACCGTCAGCTCTTATATTGCCATTAACTTGTAATTTTTGGGTAGGATTAGTTTCATTAATACCAACATCTCCGTCAGGAGCAATTGTCATTCTTAAAGATCCGCCAGATGAATTATTATTTGTATAAAATTCTAAATTACCTGCAGCAGCATTAGCACCCGTATCAGTAGTACCAGTTGTTGAGGCAATACCAGCACTTCTCCAAACAAATTGATTACTATTACTAGTTCCAGCAGCAGGATAGTCTGAACTACCAAACCACAATGAACCTGTATATCCCTGTGCACCCGTTTGGACAGCACCTGTACTAATAACTATATGAGCTTCATTACCCAAATCTACACCAGATGCATCATCAACAATTTCATGAATATGCATTGATGCGGTTGATGATGGAAATTCACTTTCAGTAGTACTTACATCTCCAATAAAAGCTTTACCAGCTACATGAAGCTTTGATACTGGTGAATCAGTTCCAATACCAACATTACCGGTTGCACCTTTAATTCTCATTCTCTCTGTTGGAACGGCAGTGCCACCAATTTGTGGAGAGAAAATTATATCTCTTGCAGTAGCAGATCCAGTATTACTGCCTTGTGTAAAGAATTCTAAATTATTATTCCAAACTGCAACATGTCCACCACTACTATCATGGAAAAATTTTGCAGACCAGTTCATATCGGTGCTACCCATTTGAACTTGATTACCATTTAATGAAATTTGCGGGCTACCACCAGCATCTACTGC